TTCTACCGCTTGGTAGTTTCTTTTTACTTTTTCTTTTCTATAGGCTACAGTCATATCCCCTATTACATCAGCATCTCCTGCAATAAGATTTGTAATAACCGTTACAGAGTTACCCATAGATGTATAATCTTGGGCTTTTTGCTCATCCGTCCTAGGCACTTCAGCCACCTTGGTTTGGTGTAGATGGAGAGCTTCTTCAACCGACAGTTCCATTCTTTAACTCCTTAATTTCTGCTTTAAGTGTATCAACCTGTGCAGATAACTCTTGCATTGCTTTAATAAGAGGATAGATAAACATATCTTGAGCTATACGTTGTGAGCCATCATTATCTTCTTTCCATCCACCAAAGTTATCTACTTCTGCGTTGTCTAATGCAGACTTAACTTCTTGTGCAATCATACCATGCATAGTTACGCCTGTTGTCATGTTATTTTTTTCACTGTACTCTGTAAAATCTTTAGGAAACTCATTGTTTGGTTTCCACTCAAAAGTTACAGGACGTAAATCATTAACAAAATCTAAACCTAGTGTAGAGTTTTCTATGTTTTTCTTTTTACGAACATCAGAACTTCTTGTCCAAGTTGCGTCTGTATCAAACTCAAGTTTTACAACATTACTTGCTTTACCTATTGTAACTTGAGAGTCTTGGTCACAAGCTATTGCAGGTCCTATTGTTATTTGATTTGCTGAACCTGCTGCACTAACATCGGCCTGTCTACCAATTAAAATATTATCAGCACCAGTTCTTAAAGTGGCTGCACATGAAACACCAATCATAACATTTTTTATTCCTGAAGTAACAGCAACAGCAGAAGAAGAACCTATGGCTATATTATTTCCATCAGGACCATCTGTATTATCAGCAACAAATAGGGCTTCATATCCTATAGCTACATTACCATCGTAAGTTGTTCCTCCACCTAATGCGTTATGTCCTACGACTACATTTTTGTTACCAGTTGTTAACGCATCACCTGCAAACCCACCTATGAGGGTGTTCTCGGGACCTGTCAATATGTTTGAACCTGTGTTATATCCAATAGCTATGTTGTGAGTATCCACGGCTGTAGTAGGATTTTGACGATATAAGGCACTATAACCTACGCCTACTGACTTACTGGCTAAAGTACCAAGACCACCTGCAAAGGCTCCTACCATTGTGTTTTCTGTGCCAGTAGTTTCATTTTCACTAGCTTGATGACCAACTGCCACATTGTACGCATCACCCGCCGTAGCAAGGTTATGCGTTTTTAAAGCACTAGTACCTAATGCGACATTCTTTGAAGATAAAATATTTGTACCTAATGAATTATGTCCTACGCCTACATTATTTCCTGCCGTAGTAATAGCATCACCTGCTTGAGCACCTATTAAAGTATTGGACTGTCCTGATTGGACTGCTCCTCCTGCTAGACTACCTACTGCTGTATTGAAGCTATTTGTAGCTGTGGTGAAGTTTTGCGATTCTAGTGCATTTATACCTACTGCTGTATTGAATGACCCTAAAGTGTCTGTGCTTAAGGCATTTTTTCCTACAGCTACATTAAAATTAGCATCAGTAAGAGCATCCCCTGCAACTCCACCTATAAGGGTGTTTCCTTCGCCTGTAGTCAAAGCTGTACCTGCTTCATCGCCAACGCATACGTTAAAGTTACCGCCAGATTCTATTGAGTTACCTGCGTTGACACCGAATCTTACATTTGATGTACCCAGTGTTGGCGTTGATAAAGAACCGTCTGAGGCTATTACAAACTTGGTGGTTGCTGCCTCAGATGCGCCCGTCATAAAGTTTAGGCTTGTGGCATTGCTAGAAGAACTGAAGTCACCTTCAGAGATAGCCTGAATAGCAGCAGCAATAAGATTAGCGTCTGTTCCTGTTCCCTCATCTGGAGCCTGAAAAGATATTTTTCCTAATACATCGTTCGCTGCAATGTCAGCTTCCGCTGTTTGCAAAGTCAATAAAGCGGTACTATTGTCTCCTGTTCCGGGGTTTTTAACAAAAAGACTAGGAACATTTAAATCGGTAAAGGCATCAACAACAACACCTCCAGAACCTGCACCATCTAAATAAACCACCTTTTTATGGCCGGAAGGAATAGTTACCTTTGCATCGCCATCACCCTGCGATATAAGTATATTGTAGGGGCCAGAACTTCCACTATCCGTAGTGGCATTCTCAATAATGTGAACCCTAGATAAAGTATTTGGAGCAATTGTGATTGTACAATCAGAATCTAAAGCTCCTGTGTATTTAATATACATAGAACGGGCAGGATCGGAAGCTCCATCCGCAACTGTGGAAGTATGCGTATTTGCATTTGTTGTTATGGCCTCTGTTCCAAAACTAAGACCTTCTGCAATAAGTTCTAGGTTCGTGTTGGTTGTATCCCCCCACGTTCCTGATTGTTCTCCTGACCCAATTTCTTCTAATCTTAGATCATTTGTATATACACTTGCCATGTTTGTTTACCTTTATGCTGCTACGTCTGTCCAAGAAGGATCTTGATTAGGTGATATTGCACTAAAATTAGGAGTTTGACTAGGTATAATCTGCCCCCACACTACAGGAAAGTCTGTTATAGCGGTCACTAGCCCAGTTGCGCTTACTCCTGTTACTTCTATGTTTGCCTCGCCAACAGTCTCTGCCGTCGCACTGTTTACAGAAGCGGTCATCGTTACCATTGTATTTGTGGTAAAGAAACTACCTAATGCAGAGGTTCCTGCAACTCCTGTAACAGAAACATTAGCTTCTCCGACTGTTGTTACTGAACCAACCGCAGATGTCCCTGCAACCCCTGTTACTGAGATATTTGCAAGACCAACAACGGTTGTAGAATTAATTGCAGATGTCCCTGCAACTCCTGTAACAGAAACACTTATAGATGTAATACCTGTTACAGCACCAACACTACCTGTAGCAGTAACCGAATAAGCTACGTTCGTATTCCAAGTTCCCGTGTTCCAACCTTGTACGGAACTATTCCAACCTTGAAATGCAGCTACGTTGTTGATAGACATTAGGCTATCCTGATAATCGCATTACTCGCATCGGCAGTTGGAAACACAATCGTAAAATCACCAGAACTTGCTGCTTTATCTGCACCAAAATCTAATACACAAACTGTTGGGTCACTAGTAGCTGCTTCATTAAATATCAAAGCTCCTCGTACTGCTGATATTGTTACGGTGCTAAAAACTTCATCTGCAAAATCAGTTAAAGCTGTTGTGCTACTAGCCACAGGTGTCACACTTGTTAAAAAGTTTCCTTTAGCAGTATAGTTTGTACCGCTGATTTCGTTCGTTGAGGTGTACGCAGTAGTCGCAGCGGTAAAGGTAGCACTGTTGTCGTACAGAGCTAATTTAAACTGGTCACTTGCTGCTGTAAAATTGTGTACCCCCTTCATTAGTTCTACTTTGAACGAGGTGCATAAAAAATTGCCATTAAAAGCCATTACATTCTCCTTATATATTCGGCAAGTTTAAGGTTTCCAGAATCTTTAATTGCATTATATAAATTGCAATTATTTTTTCCATTTCTTTTCGATAGGCATAAGCCTGATCTCGTATTGCAGGATGTGCATTGTCCGATATACCTATAATCTTATCAACACATCGCATCGCTGTTTCTTCTGGAGTGAACCCTCTGTTGTCCGTTGTCTGAACCCCTACTGATCCGACTGTAATTCCTATTGGTTCTGTTAACATTATGTTTTAGCCTTTCTAATCTGACCTGATGTATACTCATCAGATACTTCTTGAGCTTCGCCAAGATTTTTTAATCTTTGAAGCGCCTCCCCAAGTCTTGCATTATACATTCCCATTACGTCTTGCTCACCCTTCATATAGATATAACATTCTACTAAAGAAGCATACAACAAAGCTATTTCTGCATTATCACTTAACCAAGTAACTGTAGTATCAGCGCCAATAGAAGAAAGAGTTCCTGTAGCACCACTGGAACTACCCGTAATAGTTTCGCCTACACTAAAAGACCCACTAGGAATACTTACTGTAAGAATTGTTGAAGAATTAACTCTACTTACAGAACTAGATTGTCCACTTGTTCCTCCAGTAATAGTATCGCTAGTAGTAAAAGTTCCTGTTACAGAAGTTAACGTAAGTTCAAACAAGCTAGAAGTAATGCTAGTTGGTCTATAAAAGTAACTTAAAGAAGTTGTGTATCCACTGTCAGGAGTAGGTGCCAAAACAAAACTATTTATGTCAAATTGAGCATAATAACGTGGTGTTCCTGTAGTAGACGCATTTGGGTTAAAAGACTGAACAAATTCAAGCTCTTTAAACTGTAAATATTCGTAAACACTACTATTGGTTACGCTAAGAGAAAAAGGAGCTAAAAAGTCTGAAGGAACAACAAGATATTGATTTGATGAAGTCATGCTTCCAGAAACATTTTTTTGAAAAACATTTAACTGAACTGATTTTATTATGCGTTCTTCTGCAAGTCTAATAAACGTAGGTAAATTAGATATAAAAGATGTTTCATCATTTTGAGTGTAATCTTGCAAAGTAGATTTTAAAGTTGAATATGTAAAACTCATGTTGTCACCGTAACACTTCCCACACTTGTTGTAGCTTTAAAAGACGTTAACTCCGTACCTAACAGACCGTTTCCAATATTAGTATATACTGTAAATTTAACATTGTCATCTGCTTGATCTGGTCGTGCGTTTTTTATAGCTTCTGGATCTGGTCTTTTTCTTAAAGGAGTTAATTGAGGGTGTTTTTCTTCCCATTCATCTTTACCAACTAATAAACCATTCCATTCTTTTCTCATATCACGCAAACGATAACGAAATCCAGACCTGTCTGATATTCCATAAGCATATTTACCTGATGCAAATTTAGACAATTCTGTAATCTCCTAATGCTGGACTAATTCTTACAGAAGCTCTATCTCTATCTTCTGATATAGCTCTTTCAAACTCTTCTTCATAAACAGCTTTTAACATTTGTATTCTGCTAGGCGCTCTTTTTATTGCTATGTAATAAGCAAGACCAGCAGCTAAACATGGATAAAAACGAAATGGTATATCTAAAGTGTTTGTAAAATTATCGGCATCATCCATTCTTGTCAAAGCATCAAAATATAAAACATCTGTGCTGTTTTCTGGTAATGGCCATATTTTAAGATTAGGTGTTATTTGCCTGTCTAAAAAGAATTGAGTTGGTCTACCTGTAGCAGCCTTATTTGGTATAGCTAAATAAGTATCTCTGCTTATTCTTTCTAAAGAATAATAAATTCCGCTTCTGAGTACAGAGACAGATAAAATATCTATAATATTTGTTCCTAAAGAATATTCTCCATCACTAGCTGTCAAAGCTTGTAATGATTGAGTAATAGTCCATTGATTCAAACCTCTGTTAGCCCATTCCGCTAACATAATGTTTAAAGACCTTTTCGCTGTTTTAAGGTCATAACCTGTTTTAACCTCTAAGCCACAACGCTCAAAAGCTTCTTCAATGTATTCTACTACATCTAATTCAAAATTTACTGACCCAGAAACTGCCATTGTTTACCTTTCTACGACTGACTAACCGCACCTTTTGTTCTTTTTCTTTTCTGTGGCATAATAGCACCACAACCTCTTGCTACAGCCGTTCCTTTTACATTTTTTCCGTTAAATTTTCTTTTAGGTTTTGTTACTTCTCCACCATATCTTAAATTTTTTACTGTTGCTTTTTCCGTGTTTTTGACAACCGTTTTACCTTTTGAACCTTCTCTTTTTTTCTTTCTGGCTGTTTTTGCTCTTTCTTCTTTTGAAAGCGATTTGGCTTTAGCCATTGGAAGGCACCTGTCAGGGCGTTCTTTATTCTTTGAAGTACCGCACTCACCTTTAATTTCACCATCTGTTCCTATCCTAACCCATTTTTGATCTAACCATTTTTTTAATTCACCCATTATGCTTTTCTGCCTTTTCTCTTGCCACCTTTAGACTTTTTGGCATAGTTTGGATCTTTGCAATATTTTGAAGCAGCAAGGTTTGCATAAGCTGATGGGTATGTGTCAAAAGTTCTTTTTGCCCATGCTTTACCTTCAGGACAAATTTTACTTCCTTTACTCTTACTAGAGGCTTTACCGCCTTTTTTATAGTAGGTTAAACCTTTAGGCATATCATTTTTTTTCATAGGTGGTTTAGATATTTGTTGTGACATTTGGCTTCTACCTATAGACATTTAACATTTCCATCTTTTTCTAGCTTGACGTAAACGACTGTTTGGATCTTTAGCTGCTTTTGGAAACTTCTTCATTTGGCCAGCAGAACGAGCGCAATAAGATTTTCTTCTTTTTGCATCTTTACTTCCAGCCTTTACTTTACCAGTAACCGCTGTCTTTAATTTAGATCCGGGGTTTTTCTTTCTATAAGCTTTTACCCCAGCCTTAGTCATACCAGCCCCCTTTTCTGTAGGGCGAAAGTTTTTTTTGTTACGCTTTGGCATTTCTCCTTTAGAAGCCATAATTAACCCCTATGCAAAGAAGAAACTCATCATGTCAATTGTTCCAACAGTATATTTAATAGTCAAACCATCTTTAAATAAGATACCCTCAGAAGGAATAGTGTTGTCTAATGTTGTGTTATCTGTCCCAATTGTTCTTGCTTTAAACAAAGTAGTCCCACTTTCAGGAGTTCCATCAATGAATTCTATAATCCCTGTAGTTCCACCAGAAACAATTGAATATCCTTTTAAACGTATTCTTGCACCACCAGCAACAGACTGTGCAGCACTTGCAATAGACCCTACTTCAATATTAGCTGCAAATTGTGCCGAACTTGTAACAGAAGTAATTGTTTTAAAAAATGTAGCTCCATCAACAGCTTCAGCGGAACCAGTAGAAGTAATGACCTCTGTAACAGCGTTATCAAAAACATCAGTACCTACTATGGTATTGGTCTTTCCGTTATCTCCAGTACCTGCAGTTGTAACACTTAGCACTCTAGCTCCACCTGAAGCAAAAGAAGTATTCGCTAGTGTCGCTGCGGTGTTTGGTCTAGCAGCAGTAACAATAAAATTATCGTCGGCAGCAACTTCATCACTTATAAACGATACTTGGACGTCTGATTGTATACCCATATTAATCTCCTATAGATGAGGGAGGGGCGTTAACCCCTCCAAATTAAACATTAGGTTGCGAAAGCAAACGCACCAGTAGTACCTGCTCCAAGACTTTGAAAGTTATACGAAACATTCCAAAGACCTGCTGTTGTACAAGTGAAGTAGATGTAAGAACCAATGCTAAACAAGTTTGTTGCTGCGTTAGCAGGAGTATACTTTAATAGAGTTTCTCCGGCTGTAGACGCATCAAACGTAACTGCACTACTTGTACGGCTCTCTATAATGCTACCTGTTTCATAGGCATCGCTACCTGCACAATCAAAACTTAAAAATGCTGTACCACCAGTAGTATCAACGGACTGAGCGTGTACGACAACCACTCCTACTGTAGCTGCAGGAAGAGTAGTAATCTGTTGCGCTCCTCCAGTAAAAGGATTGATGTTAATTCCAGCAACATAGGTAACCGTGCCAGATGTGGCTTTAGCGGTTACAGTTAAACCTTTTAAGGTTGGGAATCCACCAGTAAGGACAGAACCAGCTACGGTAAGATTACCACCTACGGAAGCATTAGTAGAATAAGTTGAATTTGTAGTATCGACACCAGTAGTGCCATCAGTAGTTATTTTAGTGAAGCCGTTTCGTGAGCGAACTGCACCTTCAAAAGTTGAATTACCCATGTTGATCTCCTCGTTCTGGGTTAAGTCAGTTGCACCATGCAACTGCCAAGGGATATTTTCTTATACAATAGTTTAAAACAAAAAGAAAGGGGCGAATAAATCGCCCCCTTCAATAAATCGAACAAATGTTTGATTTGTTTACGCTGCTCCGGGCGAACCGAATACACAACGAGGATCTGAAAAGCCAAAAGAATATCTTTCTCTAGCTTTAAATCTCATGTTTCCAGTATCAAAATCTGCTTCCATATTGGTTGCAAGAGCGGAACGCTCAAACAATTTAAACCCATTTGGAGAGTCTGTTTTAATAAAGAAAGCGTCTGTATCTGTTAAGAAGTGATTAACAGTATATCCATCTGGAACCATTCCCATGTTCCGATTTGCGTTGATATCGTTATCAGCGGTTCCGGGACGTAGAGTTGATTCAAGAAGACGATCAGCAATAAACTGAAGCTGTGGTGGCACAATAAGCTTCATGCCTCGTAAGGCAATAATCATATTACGCTCATCAACGAATGTTGATATACTTATCAAAGCATCTTCAAGAGATGTTTCGTTAAGGTCAGCAGCAGTTGACGGCTCGTTAGAGAAAGTTCCACCACCGTTTAGTGGGTGAACAGCCGAACAAAGTTCAACGCCATCACCGCCAGTAAAACTAGAGCTAAACGCATTGTTTAGTGTAGCTGCAGCTTTTACTTGCTTTGTGTGAGCCATTGAACGAGCAAGAGCCTTTGTATAACGAGCGCCTAAACGATCATAAAGGTTATCTTCAATTGCTTCTTCAGTTAGTGCGAAAGCGAGAGCAATTGTTTCATGTGTGTAACGAGCAGTATATGCTTCGTTAGCAGAATCAAATGATACCCCTGCACCTTCAGTTTTTGTTTGAGCATTGCCAAATCCTGATAACATTACTTCTTCTTCGAATGCACGATCTGAAGTTTCTGTATCATAGATTTCTGCATGCTCGGAGTCATAATTGTCATACTCCATTCCAAACAGGGCGTTTAGACCCGGTTCCAACTCTTTTACAAGTTGCGCTCTTGATATAGCCATATTATTGCCCCTTTACGCTAACCCAGCGCCTTTGACGCCGAATATGTGATTTTGAATAACAACTCTTACGTTCGTATGAGCCGAACCTACATCTGAATTTTCAGGATCTTCTGAAATATCAATTGCTTTAAGTGAAAGAGTAGTTGCAGTTCCACCATCTGCGACCTTTAATTCAGCCCCTGAAATACCAGTAGTTGTGCTTCCAGCAGTTGTATAGACAATATCGTGGTTGCCAAATAGGTCTGCAATCGGATAAGCAGCATCAGCTTGAATTTCAAAAACAACCATAGGGTCATCAATGACGAAAGCAATTATATCCGCAGCAGCAGTGCTTGCAGGATAATGATTTGAAAATCTTTGCTCTCCTGTTGTGGGGTCTGTAAATGAACACCCATTAAACACACCAACGATAGGTACTGTTCCACCATCAGCGTGTACTTCTACACCACCGCCTGTAACCATAGCTACCATATCGCCTTGAAATATGTTAGTATCATAGTTATTAGCAATTCTGTATCGGTTTTGTCCTCCAGTATAAGGGGTTCCCCCTATTCTGCTGACAGGACGCATTCCGAATGCGGCATCTTTATTTGCCATTTCTTATTACTCCTTGTTATTCTGAGAGCCAAAACTCACAGAAGATTTACGTTGTGGATTTAGTTTCGGCATATTGGGATTGTTTTCACGCATCCAATCACGATCAACTGCTTCCATTTGATTTTTAGCCATTTGGCTATAATGTTCATTCCGCTGTTCTACAATTTCATTAGGTATTCGAGCTAATAAAAGCCCACCAACGCCAATACATCCAGCGTTCTTACCTTCGTCAATTACAGGTGCGTCAAAATCTGGGTACTCATCGGCACGAACTAATTCGTAGCCTTCTCTCCGTTTTTTGTGAATATTGTTACGATCATCAAAGTCCATAACACTCTCACGAATCCAACGATGCTTATATCCAATTGGAGCCTCTGGAGACTCTAATGTTGATGGAGCTTTCCATTGGGCTTTTCTTTCAGTTTTTTCACGAGATACTGTCTCTCGGTTAGTTCTATCAGCCATTTTTAACTCCGTTTATTTTCTAGTTTCGCTACTTCTTTAGCGTAAGTTTCCAAAGGTATTCGCATTTTGTTCGCAAATGCCACTTGCCCCGGCGATAATTGCACCGATTTCTTCCGTCCAGACTTCACAGACCGCCCATTAGGCGCAGGAGTTACGGCTTGGACGCTTGTACGTTTCTCCTGAAATTTATGAGGAAACTCAACTTTCATACGTTTGTTTATTTCCAAATAATAATCATCAGTAGAAGGATCAAATCCTTCTTCTAATACTAACTGTTCATGCACTGCTTGTGCGCCTCTCGTCATAACCTTATCAGGACCAAACCAAGAGTTTTTAGAAAGCCAAGATTGTAATTTTGGATCTTCTGGTTGAGCTTGCCTTTGAGCTTGCGGTTGAGGTTGCTGCACTTGCTGTTGCTGTTGCCGTTGAGCTTGCGTTCTAGCTGACTCACTTTTTTGAACACGCAGTCTTTCTTCTTCAACAGCAAGTTTAGACATAATTTGTTGAGCTTGAGCCATCTTTTCTGAATCACCAGATTCATGTGCTTGCTTGTAAATTTCTTTAACTTGTGCAGATTGACTCTTAATACGATTGTCGTACTCTTTTATGTAGCCTTGGTCTAATTGACCTAGCTTTTGTTTCAACTGTTGATTTTCTTGTTCTTTTTGTTGTGCAAAGTTATAAGCAGCTTCAGCTTCTTCAATCGCTTGCTTTCTTTTTGCAGTCAATTGATTAATACGTTTCTTAACATTATCGCTATACGATTCAAGTTCTTCGCCTGATTCTTCATCTCGAACATTTGTTCGGTTTGATTCAGAATTTTCTGAAGAAACTTCAACGCTTGTTCCTTCAGAAAGATCATCTTGATCTATCTCAACAGAAGTATCCTGTTCTTCTTCTACTAAATTTTGAGCTTCACTAGACATATTTATATCCCTTTGTTTACTTTATACATACGAAACGTCTGATGGGTCAAGTATTGTCGCAATAATATTGTCATCATTTATCAGACGAACCTCAAGTCCTTCCACTTTGAACCTATTCCCTGCATATCTTCCCATAAGAACCCAATTTTTCTCATCACAGTAGGCACCAGATGGGAATTTATCAGAGTCCTTATATGCGTCTGGTCCAAGCTTTATGACATAAGCAGCGACTGTAGCGAAACTTTCTTTGTCTCTTACATCGTCTGGAATAAATACGCCTCCCTTAGTTTGCTGCTTCATGTAATATGGAATAACGAGTATTCTCCAACCTGTAGGTTGTGGAAGTCTCTCTAATGTTGAGTTTTTAAAAGTTGAAGGGTCTATAGAATTTTTAGATTCTTCTATTCTGGGGAATGCCTTTTCAACTGCTTTAGGTATAGGGCTTGAAGCTCCTATAACTTTTTTCTCAGGAACGTAAAATTTCTTAGTCATCTAAATCTAAGCCTTTCATCGAGGTTACAATTAAGTCTTCAACGTAGGTCATTCCTCGTATTTGACCTACTGTGAACCGATACGTTTCTATCGTATCGCATGAACCACTCGCCAAAGCCTCCGCAAAGTCTTTTTTGCGCTGGCGAATGTCTTTTAAAAGGTGTTCCGCTAAAACTATAGCGTCCATATATATACTCCTTTTACCATACTATAACAATATTTAGTATAGTAAAGCGTATATTACCATAATACAATATTAAACCTGACGCATTCTCTCTACTAGACGTTTCGATCTTTCTCCAACTTGATTGTACCAGCGTGAGTCAACCATTTCATCCGCTGCCTTGTCCCACTGTCGAGCGTCAACATTTCTTTTCATACCTTGGAATGCTTTCATTCTTCCCAGACCCATATTAAACAACATATTTGCTATAATTTCTTGCACAGTCTCAGGAAGGTCATCAAAGTCATCATACAACCTGTAACAATCTTTCTGTACGCTTTCTAAGTCTTTTTCAAAACATTCAATAACACGATCTTCAGATACAGGAGTTCCAACAGGTTGACCGTATTCAGGGTCATCTTTCAAAATTAAATGACCAATTCCGTGTGTGGGCAAATGGAGATGATCCAGATAAATAACGTACTTACATCCCTCATCTATTTCTAGTTGTTGTCTTAGACGATCTATATTCATTCAATTTTTCCTTCTTCTATCCTATGCTTTTCTCGTTTTTGACAAGTAAGGCACACTTCTCTCATTTGTCGCCATCTCTGTTCAACAGTGTATATCCAACACACCTTTCTTATTGTTTGACAAACAATGCAAGGCTCTTCTTCTATTTGGTCAAGCCTTTTGTTTTCTCATACGAGCGCAACCCACCAATTCCCAACATCCCACCTAAGACTGTAAGAAGTGTAGACATATCAAATTTAGGTAAATCAGGTAAATCTACTCCAGAAGCTGTTAAGACAAAAACTAAAAGAGGCTGAAGTACAAAGTGATATGCAAAGGCAATCCCAGATGTCCAACCGATAAATGGACGCCACCCACCTTTAAACAAACTGCCAGAAGCAGCTTCGGCCTTGTTGATTTCCAACTGAGAAAGTAATGCCTGTTGAGCGTGAGTATCAGACATCGTTGCAATCTCATGTGCAAGCTTTGCCTTTTGATCTTTGTCTTCAATAACCTTATCTAGGATACCAGTTACTGGACCTATAAGACTAGTTATTAAGCTCATTC